TCAGCAGAAGCGAGTAGGGCGTTTGTCTGGCCTGTTCGAGAAGATCACCGGAGAGCTTGAGGCTGTGATGGATGATCCCGAGACACTCACGGTCATTGCCGACAAGATCGAAGAGGAAGACCCGAAAGCCGCCGATTCAATCAAGCGCCTGAAGTCGATGACCTCGCGCATGAACAACCTGAAGACGGCAACGGAAATCATGGGCAAGCTGAATGACTCCGAGAATAGCGCGTTCAGCATCACGGAAGGCAAGACGGCGAACGCGACCGAAGACTTTCTTGATGTGTTGCGCAAAGAGGAAGGACTGTAATGGCGATTCCTCGCGATCCAGAGGCAAAAGTTTTCACCGTGCAGGACTTGGCCGACTACTTTTCACGACAATCGATGCTGGGGCGCGGCCAATGGCCGGTTCAACTGGATAAACGCGGGCTGAAAGAGCTTGTCAGTGATGGCGGCTCAATTCTTCTGTCCATTCCGCCGAGTGGTGAACGGGTGAGCGAGAAGGCATCAGCCATCTTCCTGTCGGCGCGCCCGGGTGGATAATAAGGAACTGATTCGCCGCTTGAGGGATGATTACCCGCTGTTCAGCCGGCGATGCCTGACCATTCTCGACAAGGCCGGCAAGCAGCAACGCTTCGTGCTCAATCGCGCGCAGCAGTACGTTCATGACCGCATCGAGCAACAGAAGAAAGAGCTTGGCCGGGTTCGTGCGCTGATCCTGAAGGGTCGGCAGCAAGGCATTTCAACCTACATCGGCGGCCGCTTCTATCACAATGTCTCGATGCACTTCGGCCAAGGCGCGTTTATCGTCGCGCACGAACAGAAGGCGACTGACAATCTGTTCAACATGGTCAAGCGGTATCAGTCCAACAACCCGCTTTCGCCGTCGACGAGCAAGACGAATGCGAAAGAGTTGGTCTTCGATCTGCTGGATGGCGGTTACAAGCTGGCCACGGCGGGCAGCAAGGACGTTGGGCGCTCGAATACGGCACAGTTGATGCACGGTTCAGAGTTCGCTTTCTGGTCGAACGCCGAGAAGCACCTTGCGGGTATCGGAAATACCATCGGCGATATCGATGACTCGGAAATCATCCTTGAATCTACCGCCAATGGCATCAACAACAAGTTCCACGCGCTTTGGCAAGACGCCGAAATGGGCGTCTCTGATTACATCGCGATCTTCGTTCCGTGGTACTGGCAGGACGAATACCGCCTGACGCCGAAGCCGGGCTTCGCGCTGGAAGGCAAAGACCTTGAGTATCAGGAAGCCTACGGCCTTGACATTGAACAGATGGCATGGCGCGCGAACAAGATCGCGACCTACGGCACGGGCTTTGAGTGGCTGTTCGATCAAGAGTACCCGGCGATTCCGTCATTGGCGTTTCAATCGCCGACCGCCGACCCAATCATTTCGCCGTCGCGCATCGCGCTGGCGATCAATAGCAAGTACCGCGACAAGCAAGGTCCATTGATCATTGGTTGCGATCCGGCCGAGTTCGGCGACGACCGCACGGCGATTGTGTTCCGTCAGGGGCGCTTGGTGTCGCGCATTGAAACCTACGAGAAGCAGGAGCCGATGGAAGTGGCGGCCCGGCTGTCGCGCTACTGGGCTGAGTTCCGCCCCGATGCGCTGTTTGTGGATCGTATCGGCATCGGTGCCGGCATTGTGTCGCGCTTGCGGGAATTGAACGTCCCGGTTATCGGCATCAACAGCGGCGAGACGGCGCAAGAGCCCGACCTTTACTACAACCAGCGTGCCGAAATGTGGTATCGCATGCAGGCATGGTTCAACGATACGC